TTGACGGTGCCGCAACTCCTGTTGCTCACGTTCTTAACCCTGCGGACAACAAAGTCCTCAAGGATGGGACCCGTTTGGCGGTCTGGCGAGAAAATCTGCCAAGCCTGCCTGCGGAGGCCCAGGTGCGTGCTGAACTTCGGCAGCGCGAGCTGCCAAGTGGAGTTACGGAAACTCGCTTTCGCGTGGTCTTCCCGGTCATGGAATCGATCGGTGGACAAAATGCGGCAGGTTACACCGCTGCCCCGAAGGTTGCGTACGAAGACTCTGACGAGTGGGTGAAGTTTTCCCACCGTCGATCTACGGCCACGAGCCGTGGCAATTCTGCGCAGGCCCTTCGGAACATCATGAATAACGTCGCGACGTCCGTCACCCCCGTAAGTGCTGGGGTGTTGAAGGAATCGTTTGTTGATTTGTTCATGCCGACCTAATCCGACTAACTGAAAGGATATGCCATGTCTGCTATGCAGCGAAGCAATACGGCACTGCCGCCTGGGTACATTGTATCGTACGACCAGGTACTTTCAACAGGAGAGACGAATGCTTTTCTATCGTCAATCTGTCGGCTCCTACTGGACGGGCTCACACCCGAAGGTTGGGAGGCAGCAGGGCGAGTCATCGCTGATAGTCTTACTTGCGGTGATTTTCCTTATCTTGTGCTGTACAGTCCTGATGTTCTGGATCTCTCGGCAACCGACGTATCCATCATCCGACAGTGTCTCGCTTTCTTCGGAAAGCGGCAGGACATTGATATCGGGGTGGACCGTGAAGATGCCGCCAGACAGAAGCTCTACACAGCCGAGCGTGCCTGCACGTTGACAAATGCGCGTTTTAGAATGTGGCAGGAGGGGCGTTTTTCCTTCTCCCCTCTCGCTGAAGCGGTACTTCACCGTTCCCAGCGTAAAATCTCCACACTCCTGGAACAAGCAGGTCTGCTAGACCCGTCATTGTCCGATTTCCGGCCGCGTTTCGGGCCGGGGGCATCCACGCAAGTGCCTAAAAAGAATGCATGCATCGGGCTAAAGCTCGCAAGCGTGCCAGCGTGTAGTGCGAACCTTCACACCCCTATAGCGTCCGCCCTCCTCGGGCGTATGCGAACAGGGGAGTATGAGGCAAGTACCGAGGTGACCCTCCCGGTTCATCTTGGGAAAGTCGGGTTCGCCCCAAAGAACGCCAAGGAGCTCCGTCCAACGGAGACTCAGCCAAGCCTTAATTCAGCCTGGCAACTTGGTGTAGGGGACCGATTGGCAAAAGCTTTACACCTAGTCGGTATCGATATCCGCGATCAAAGCGCAAATCAACGCGCCGCGATGTACGGATCGATTTCTGGGGCATTAGCAACCCTGGACCTCACATCCGCGTCTGACATGGAAGCTTGGAAGCTAGTAGAACATCTGTTCCCTGAACAGTGGTTTGAACTCCTTTCTCAGCTTAGAGTCGCTGAAATAAAACTCGGTGATTCGATTGTCAATTGTGCGAAGATCGCAGGCATGGG